AAGGGAGACGTAATGGAGCGATATTCACGGTGGTTGCAGGGATCGGGGATCTGAAATGCCTGTAAAAATCGAGAAGATTGGTGGAAAATACAAGGTTTCCACTCCCGGGGGCACGAAGTCCAAGGGAACGTCATTGAAAAATGCGAAGGCCCAGGAGAGGATCATCAACGCCGTCGAGCATAGCGACTGGAGACCGGGAAAAAAGAAAAAAACGAGCCTTTTGGGCTAAGCGTTGCAATAGGTGTCGCAAGATGTCGCGTTATCGCAATACGCCCCAGAATGTCGCCACTCTAGCGACGTACTGGTTGGTAGGGAGGTTGGTTGGACGTTGAGAAGCGCAGGCTGGAGCTTGAGAAGAAGATTCGTGACCTGGAAGACGCTATCCGCGTGCATTCGGAGTCCAGGAAGATCGAGAGTTGGGTCCCCTGGCCGCACCAGCAACGGGCGCTCGACTTCATCCACGCGAACAAGAAGGTCATTCTTGTCCAGGGCGCGAACAGAATTGGGAAAACTGTTCTCGGGTCTTGCTTTGTCGGATCTGCGTGCCTGGGTATTCAACCTTGGGATGGCAATCCGACTGTTTTTGGAAAGATTCCCATTCGGGCTCGGATTATTGCCGTTGATTGGGAGCATCATGCGAAAGAGGTTATCGTCCCGGCGCTGAAGGAGTGGCTGCCCGCCGGAACCTACACGACCCGCAAGAACAACGTGGGGGTCGAGACGTACTGGGACTTCCCGGAGACGAAATCGACAATCGAGCTGATGACCCACTCCCAGGAGACGAGAATCCACGAGGGGTGGAAGGGGCACATAGTTTGGTCAGACGAACCGTTACCGAAGGACAAATACACTGCAAACAAACGAGGGCTGATCGACTATTCTGGCGTGTTCGTCATGACTATGACAGCCCTTTACGAGCCATGGATCTTGGACGAAATTGTCCTTTCGCCGAATCCGAGTATGGGGTGTGTGTTGGAAGTCCCCATGAGGGCAAACCCGCTACTTAAGGACGAGGACATTAAGAATTTCTCTTCGGGCTTGACCGAGGAGGAACTCGCGGTCCGGGTCGGCGGCGGGTGGCTTCAGTTGGCCGGGCTGATACTCAAGAAATTCGACAAGGACAAGAACATCGTTCGAGATTTCCCGGTCCCGACGGAGTGGCCAATCGTTCCGGTTATCGACATCCACTTGAGCAAACCCCAGGCGATCGGTTTTTACGGGTGGGATAAGTGGGACCGGATGTTTACGGTGGAGGAGATATGGGAACACCTGACACCGGAGCAGATTGGGGACGCTATAATCCAGCGGAAGTTGAATTACCCCCGGATGAAGGATGCGTATATCGACCCGCTGGCCAAGGGGGACAACATCTTCGTCCAGAACCGGATCAACATCGAGGACACCTTCCGGATCATCGAACGGAAACTTGGCCCGCACGGTATACGGCTTCACGTTGCATCGAAGGACAAGGACTCGGGGATCAGGAACATCAATACAAAACTATATGGCCTGAACGGAATGCCCTCTTTGTTTTTTATGGATCGGTGCAAGCGGCATATTCATGAGGCGATGCGATGGATTTACGACAAGGACGGGTTGCCCCAGAAAGAGAACGATCACTTCATGGAAAACCTGTACCGCGCGACCCTAACGGGCACGCGCTACACGGCCCCGGGAATGTTCTCGGTTCCGTTGAAGTACGAAAAGTCGGGCGTGTTTTAAGGGAAAATAAAAATGGCTGAACCCAAAGAGCTTAAAGATTTTTTGCTTGAAAACATCGACCGCCTAAAAGAGGATATGGACAAGTTGAACCTCGACAGGGTGGACGCCATGGCCTTCTACCGTGGGGACCCCACCATCGTCACGGCGATGGAGAACAGGTCCAAGGCAACCACTACCGACCTTCTGGATATTGTTGAGTGGGCGAAGCCGGCGCTTCTGGAGGTGTTTGCCAGCGGGGACGAGGTGTGTTCCCTGGAACCGAAGACGGAAGCGGACACGGAAGCAGTCAATAATCTGGATATGCTCATCAACCACCAGCTGCGGGTCCAGAATAATTGGTTCATGGTTCTCCACGACTGGCTCGACGATTGCCTGAAATTGAAAACCGGGTGGCTGAAATACCAGTGGTTCAAAAAGGTCGAGGAATTTGACAAGGACTACGAGGGGCTCACCGAGGACGAATACCAGGTTAAGCTGAAGGAGAAAAATGCGACGATCACAAATACGGTTGCTCGGCCGGTTGCTTCGACGATGCCTCAAGCGGGGATGGCCGGCCCAGGCATGGCCCCCGTTTTACCTCCGGTTAATGAATACGACATTTCCGTTCACTATAAAATTGAATCCGAGTACCCCCTGATCGAGGCTGTTCCTGCCGAGAATTTTGGTTTCCCGGTCCGCGTCCGGGAGGTGAGCGACTTTGAGTTCTGCTACCATAAGGCCCCTTACCCCAAGTGGCAGATGATCAAGTTGTTCGGTGAGGCGAAATTTAAGGAGGTCGAGAGTTCTAAGGGGCTGGGCGGCTCGACCGTGGGCGACGACCAGGTTGCGAAAGCCAGGCTAACGGACCTTGGGGGAGAGTCGTTTTTCTACGACGAAAAGACAGAGGAGTATTGGGTTTACGAATGTTTTTATCGGGACCCCAAGGACGGAACCCCGATGGTAGTCCCCTTGTGTGCCGATGTCGTAATGTCCAAGCCGGTTAAAAATAAATACCGGAAGCCCCCGTTTCACGGCATCACTCCGATCAAGATGGCGCACCGCGTCGCGGGCTTCAGTTTCTACGACCTGATAAAGGAATTGCAGCAGATCCGCACGGCCATGCTTCGGCAAATTTTGGACAACGTGTATTTCGCCAATAACCGTAGGTACTTTGGCGACCCCGAGCGCATGAACGTGGACGATTACCTGAAAAACAATTTTCCGGGGGCCTTGGTGCGAACCGTGGGAGACCCACGTGCGGCAGTAATGCCGGAAGACAAAGCCCCAATCCCCCCGGAAGTATTTCAATTCTGGGAAATGCTAAACAGCGAGAAGGATTACCACTCGGGGGTTCCTCGAAGTTTCCAAGGGGTCAATCCTAATGTCCTCAATAAAACCTGGCGCGGTCAGAACGAGCAGGTGTCGCAGGCGAGCCAGCGAATCTCCCTGATGGCGCGGTTGATTGCGGAGATGGGCGTTGCCCCCTTGGTCCGGGACATCGTGGACATCAACCTGTGGTTTCTCAAGAAAAAGCAGGCGGTTCGGTTCCTAAATAGCTGGAAAGAGATTTCTCCGGACCAGATCGTCGGGCAGGCGGACATTATCGTTACCGTTGGTCTGGGCACCAGCAACAAACAGCAGACCATCGTGTTCATGCAGCAGTTACTTGGGATCTACCAGCAGATCAAGGTTTCGGGCATTCCGGTCGTTACCCCGACCAATGTTTACAATGCGATGCGTGAATTGATTAAGGCCATGGGGTTACGAAATGTCGGCGACTTTGTGACCGACCCGAAGTTTGTCGAGCAGATGACGGTTCTTTTGGCCACGCTTGGGAAAATGGGGCTGGCCCAAGACCCGAACGTGGGACCGATAGCCATGGCCGTCGCTTCGCAGCTTGGCCTACTCCCGCCACCGGGAGCGCCACCCGGAGCCCCGGCCGAAGCGGGGAGTAATACGAAGGGCACTTTTCCTGGTCAGGAAATGCCGGCCATTCCGGCAAACCCGGCGGAGCCTAACAAGCCGCCGTTGCCATCACAGGGAGGGAACATCGGATGATCAACTGGCTTCGGAAACTTTGTAGTCATTTTTGCGACTGCCCCGGCACCTCCCCGGTCCCAAAGCCGGGACTCGGTATGACGCAGGTAGAACGCGCAACCTATGTCCGGCAGTTTCTAGCCAACCCGATGTGGGATGAGGTCGTAAGTGAACTGGAGCGCGAGGCTTTCACTTTATGGAAAAATACCCACGTGTCGGATAGCGCCGCCCGCGAGTTTCTGTACGGGCACTACCGAGCGCTTGGACTGATAAAGCGCAGGGTGGAGGGCGTACTTGCCAACGCCGCCCTTGAGGAAGAGATGGAGATTAAGCGGTCTAAATTGCCGCAACCCTAACAGAATTAAAAAGCCGTATCCTTAGCAGGACGGCGTAACCCAAGGGAGAAAAGAATTTTATGCCAGACGAAGTTATTGCGGAAGTCACTACCGTAGCAAAGGACTCTCCAAGACTGGAGGGCAACCGGAGCGATGAGTCCGTGACGGAAGACACCCCAACCTTCGATGAACCAGAGGCCGATAAACCGGAACCGACGGTCGGAGCGAAGGTGGATGAGGCCGAGCCCGCAAAAGGCGAAGCGGGTAAGGTAGTTGCCGCTAAGGTAGTTTATACGCCGGAAGAGCTGGAGACGATTCTCCAGTCCGGGGGTGAGGTTGACACCTCCCGTCTTTCCAGCGAGGGAAAGGTTCTGATGAAATCTTTCCAGCGCGGGTTCGACAAAAAATTTCAGCAAGTGGCGGATATGCGTAAGGCCGCCGAGGCCCAGAAGCCACAGAGCCCCCGGGATGTTTTGTTCGACCGGTACGTCCACGATCCGGCCGGGGTAGTTGCTGAAATCAACGCGGAGATTGAAAAGTTGGAGGGCGTTGACCCAACGGACATGAAATTCCAAGAGTCCCGGGTCACTATCGCGAGACTCCAGGCCCTTAAGGATGACTTCTCTGTCAAGAGGCAGGGGGCCATCGAACACGGGAAGAGAGTTGACGACATCGTTGCGAGCACCCACAGGGAAATCCTCAAGGCCATTCCAGACTTTGAGGAGAAGGCGTCGAAGCTAACGGATTTCGTGGTCGATGCCGGGCTTTCCCTGGCAGAAGTAAGGGCCTTGACAGACCCCACGGTGGTTGGGCCGATGGCGTTGAAGCTGACGAAGGTAATCAACGCGCTCTACGACAAAATCAATGCTCCGATTTCGGCGGAGAAGAAGGTCAAGAAGGATGCTCCCGCGCCATTACAGCGGGGCTCTGCGGGAACAACCCTCGATAAAAAGACCGAAGAGGATGATCCGGGTAAGATGGCGATGCCTCAATATCTTGCCTGGAGAAAGAAACACGCTGAATAAAATCGGGAGATAAAACCGTGCCTAATACTTTAATCACCCCCAGCATTATCGCCAAGGAGGCGCTTGTTTCCTTCGAGAACGAAATGTGCATGGGCGGGCTCGTCCACCGGGACTTCAAGAAAGAATTCGTGAAGATCGGTTCCAAGGTTTCCGTCCGGAAGCCCGTTAAATTCGTGGCCTCCGATGGCAATACCCGTGTGAATCAGAACGTGTCTGAAAGCATGACGGAGATCACGATCAACAAGCGGAAGCACGTGTCCTGGACATTTTCAATGCAGGACCTAACCCTCACTGTGGCGGAATACAATAAACGGTATATCCAGCCGGCCGCTGCGGCCCTGGCCAATATCGTTGACTCCGACCTGTGCGCCCTGAACACCGACTTCTATATGGCCGTCGGAACCCCCGGGACCGCCCCGGCGCTGTTCGCCACCTATGCGGCCGGTGTCCAGAAGGCCAATGAGCAGCTTTGGCCCAGGAAGGACCGCCACCTCGTGATGAACCCCCGGGGCCACGCTGCCCTGATTGATTCGTTCGATGCCAACATCTTCTCGTCCAAGATCACCGAGGCCGCCATTGAGCGTGGGGCCACCGGGAAGATCATCGACATGACGGTGTGGCAGGATGCGAACATTAAGACCCATACCCAGGGGACGTTGGACCTGGCTACGCCTATCGTGGCGACGCAGCCTACGGCGAATTCAATTACCACGACGGACGTTGCCGCCGGAAGCCAGACGGTTCTGATCGGGGACATCTTCACCATGGCCGGCTGTTACGACGTGAACCCCATGAGCGGGGATGCCTATCGGCACCTCAAGCAGTTTGTGTGCACGAAGGATATGACGCAGGTTGGGGGGGCAGGAACCATCGAGTTTGAGCCCGCGATCATCACCTCCGGCGCATACAAGACCTGCTCGGCGGTTCCGACAATCAACGGGGCCATCGTAAAATTCGATGGCGTTTCGGACGCGAGCGTTATCGCCGCCCAGGACCGGAACATGATCTTCCACAAAAACGCCATGGCCCTTGTGATGGTTCCGCTGGAGCTGCCCCAGGGCGCGGCCTTTAAGGCACGGGAGACCTACAAAAACCTCAGCATCGCTGTCGTGAAGGACTTCGACATCGACGAGTACGAGGACATTATCCGCCTGGACATCATGTACGGGGTCAAGACCCTGTACAGAGAGCTTGGTTGCCTGTTGGTCGGATAGCCTAAAAACAACCTTCCCCCGGGCTTCGCTCAGTATGGCCCGGGGGCTCACCAATACCGAGAAGGAAGGAAGAATGAGTACCTATAAATATCCAATCACCCGGGTAACTTATGCGTTTAACCGGCGGTCGATGAAAAATAAAGTATACGCAGATACCCCCTACACCTTTCTTGCCGATGACGATTATGTGGAGCTGGACCCGGCAAGTGGAAACGTGACGGGCGTTCTTCCGGCTATCGGAGGGAACCCCAAGGGGTATTATGTGAAGTGCATGAGTGCATCGAACGCAGTCACGCTTACGCCAACCGGAGCGGACACCATTGACGGGCTTACTTCGTTTACCCTTACCGCCAACAACGACTTTGTTCTGTTGGCCGGAGATCCGGTAAAGAAGGACTGGAAGGTGGTAGCCACCAGCGTTGCTCCGTCGTAATCGTTAAACCCAAAAAGCAGACATCCCCGGGATGGACCCCCGGGAGAAGAAAGGCGATGAAGTGAAGAATCAGAATACTACTTTTAATGCGACGAAGAAGATTGCTAAAACCGCAAGTTATACCGCCCTCGTCACAGACGAAGAGATTAATGTAACCCCGGCGGCCAACAGTGTTATCACCCTTCCCGCGATTAAGGATCTTGCTGCGGCTGGTTTCGGGGCCAAGGCTTACCTGATTTCCAAAGAGGGAACCGGAAGATATAACGTGAAGGTCCTGGCGGCCACGGGAGACTTTATCCTGGTGGGCGGAGCCCAGCAGGATGCAATTTTTCTTTCCAGCAATGGCGAGTCTGTCGTGGTGCAGTCCGACCCGGTAAGTAAAAACTGGGTTATCGGAATGCAGAATATGGGTATGTGGTTGGGGGTGGCCCTGGCCGGTCGTCACGATGGTAATATCAACATCGAGACCAATGCCCTCACGGGACAGATCAACGGACTGGAGATCAACATGTCCGGCCCTAACGGCGCAGCTACGGGAAGTAACTCTTACTGCGTCATGAGGGTAAACAACAATGTCGTGGGAACCTCCATCATGACGGCGAGAACCGCGTTCTTCGGACTATACACCCACAGCACCGACCAGGCTGTTACCGGGAACCTGACCGCCGTGGAAATGGAGGTCGGGGAAGCTGCCGCAGTGGGGTCTCAGACGACTGCCGTTCTTACCCTGTGCACCAGAAGTGCTCGCCCCTCCGCGAGTTATCACGAACTGAGCGCGTACATTACCGTTCGTGACTACTCCACCGGATCGGGTGGACCCCTTCCCGGGTTCCTGAGTCTTCAGAACGCTACCCTGGGATGGACTGTTCCCTCGACCAGCGCGACGGCCCTGTTTACAACCTATACTCACGAAGTGACCCACATGGGACACGCCCTTAAGATCGACGTGGGCGGAACCCCCTACTGGATTGTTTGCACGGCTACCGCACCTCATTAAAAAAATCTAACTCGGGGCGGGAGAATTTCCCGCCCCACCCATGAGGTTGTCATGTTTCGCGTTCAAATTATGGACCAATCAACCGCCAGCGTTTCTCTTTATACTAAAGAGGTGGAGACCGGTAAGGATGTCCTGGAATGGGCCAAGAAGCAGGCGGTGGAGATATTCGGTGAGGGGGCACAATTCCGCTTCCTCATTGAAGAAGTGAAACCAGAATAATCACACATTAACAAACGGGAGGTTGCCATGAAACTGAACATCATGGAGAGGTTGTTGCTTTTAGGGATGCAGGAAATCCCCAGGGTCGGAAACATCG